CCCTGTTGCATCCAGATGGGTAGGTGTTCATACATGATTTGGTAACGATCCAACACTTCACGAGCGGCACTGCCTTTGTTGGCAAGAATAGCCACGGTCTTGCTTTCTTGAAACAAAGTGTACCAAAGAATACAGGCAGCAGATGTGATGGTTTTGCCTTGCTGACGACCTTCCATCAACACCACTTTTCTGTTGTTCAGAATGATGTTCACTTTGTTTTTCTGACAATCATACAACTTGAACTTCACCAACCCTCTGTCCAATGACACAATGTGACAATAGTTCTCAATGAAATACACTGGGTCTTGCTGACACTTCACAATTTCTTGAATTTCTTCTGGAGTGAACTGATGCTGATACCCGATGGATTTTAAATTGGGATTGCCATGATAAGAGTTGTTATCCAGCATTTGGATCTTCAATGGTTACAGGCTCTTGTGCCTGTTTCATTGCCTTCAACAATTCATGTGTGGAGCCCACAAACAAATTGTTCTGTGTTTGTATTTTTGGCTTGTCTTCTTTTTCCAAGTCTTTCTTGCGTTTCTGCACTTCCAGCAAATCCTTGGCTGTATCAGACACAGTTTTGATAAGTTGTCCTGCCACTTCATAGGCACGCGGATGGTCACTGTTTTTGGCGATGTGTAGAATGCCATCAATGGCTTCATTGCCTTTGTCAATCAATGTTCGAAGTGTTTCTCTGGCGTGAGCTGCATCATCTTCCAATGCCACAGGCACCACAGCGTTCACTTCTTCCTCAGTTTTCATCACATTGAACTTATCATTTAAATTATCAAATGTCATTATTCACCTGTAAAGATATCATCAAAATCTTGAATGTAACCGTAATTGTCTGTGGGAAGAGCTGTGGTGGGGTCTGGTTCTGTGGTGATTCTGGTGCCCACCTGAGTGTTGCCTGGCAAACGTCCTTCCAACAATGTAGGATCGGCATAGATGTTCTGAATGACCTTCTTGATGAGGTTGGCATCTCGAACATAACCATACATATTCAACTTCACTGTGAAGTTCAAATCCCAGATGACACTCAAACGTTTGTTAAAACTACCTTCCCAGTCATCCTGGTATGATACACTATCTAGTACAATTTGCAAGTCATTTTTCACACCCAGTTCAGGAATGGTGTTGATGGTGACGTTGAAATCTGGATTGAAATAGGGAAGAATCTGTTCAATGATTTGCAATCCATCATCTTGATTTTTGACAAATGCACTCATGCTGATGCCCATGTTGTAGGGTGTGGACACAAATGAATACCGAACACCTGTGGGTGAATTGTCGGATTCATCCACTGCTCTCACATTCTGTCTGACTGCTAGTTTTCTGGATGGGTCATAGTTGAAGTTGGTGATTTCAAAACCAATACGTGGCAATGTGATGGCGAATGTGGCACGACCTGTTTCCAGTTCTGGCGCTTCACGGATACGGTCAATGAATTTCTGTTTGGGAGCATAACTCAATGGCACAAACAAACTTTGCACAGTTTCATCAGTGTCATTGGTTCTACGAATTTGTATGTTGTTGAACAACGTTCCAAAGGCAATGATGGCCCTTCGAATGTGTTGGTGATAGAAATATTGACCCTTGAACATTAGTATTCACCAAAGGGATTGATGTCACTGAAATCCAGGATGTCTTGCCCTTCAGTTTCTATGGAGGCATTGTCGCTGAATGGCACCAAGGCACGTGTGCCGAATGCTTCTTGCACGATGCTGAATCCAGATTGCAACAACAACAAATCTCCTGATTCCTTCAAGATGTTGTACTCAAACACATCTTGTGAATTGTTTGTTTCTGCTGCATCAATTTCATCTACGCCGGTGTCAAACTTCTCTGAACTGTATTGATACAATTCGCAACTCATGCTGTAGATGTAGAACTTGTTCAGTTGATAGAAAGGATTCAAGTGTTGCACAAACTTGATTTCAAACAGAGAATTGGTGCGAGAAAAATAAATCAAATCTCCTTCAGCAGGACGACTAGGGATTTGCAACAGTTCATCTGGTGCACTACCCACAGCATCTTCCCAACGACGCTTGGACACCACGAACGTGGCTTGGTCTGTGACTTGAATGCCAAACTTGGTGAACAATTCACCATCACCTTCCCACCCTTGAATGTTGGTGAGATACATTTCAATGGGATAGGCATTTTCAAAACGACTCAACACATCTTCACCTAGAATTTCATCTTGCTTCACTGAGGTGCGTGGAAGATAATACACATCATGACCATATATCTTGATGCTTTCAATGATGAGGTCTTCCAGAAGCCGTTGTTCGTTTGTAGTTCCTTGTGAACTGCCACTTTGAAAATAGAAATTGGTGGCCATGTTAGCCTACCATGAAGTCAACAGGCAACTCGTATCGGGTTTGCATTTCTCGTTCCAGTTCATTGATTTCTGCCAAGGCTTCATCAAAGATGACTTGACCATTCAATGTCACACCACCAGGAAGTTGCATGCCACCAAACTTCTTCATGTTCTCACCCCATTGACGCTTGATGAGAGCGGTCACATAGCGGCGGAGAAACATATCATTATAGATTTCTGTGTAGGTTTCTGGGTCCAAGGCACGATACACTTCAAAAACCACGAAATCTTCCTCTGCAAATGTAGTGTCCATGTCCACATCCAGATGGATGACATCCTTCTTTCTGTTGAAGGTGAAAGTGCGAGACCCCGCAAACATATCATCCAACAATTGCAGATGTTGTTTCACTTGTTGATAGTAGATGACATCTGAGGACAACAAGTTGTACATATCATTCAAACGGAACTGATACACCACGTCAAAGATGTTGGTGCTGGCACGGCTGCTACCTGCGTCACCAAAAGGCAACACACGAATCACACCTGTGACAGCATCTGTGACAGCAAAATCACCTGAGGTCCAACTTTTTTCTGTGTAAGCCGCAGAAGCATGTAATGTGGTGGAAAACCCAGATGTACCGCCAGTGATGGTTTCTCCGTTCACAAAGGTGCCTCGAACTGTTCGAACCTTTAAGATGCTGCTGGTTTTCACCTCATAAACCTTGGCAGTGGCACCAGAGGTGGCACCAGTGATGGTTTCATCAATGGTGAATTGTGAAGCAAAGATGGTGGCCAACCGAACTTCCGAGGCTTCCACTTGTGCCTTCAGATACACACGTTCCACGCCATCGAAATGATATTCATTCCAGTAATCAATGGCATCTTGCACTCTGTCTTCCACCTGGTCATCATCCACATTGATTTCAATGACAGGAAACCCAAGACGGCGAAGGCAGTAATCTTTTAATTCTTGGCGAGTTGTGATTGCCATGAGTGGTTACCTTATTGCTTGTTGATTTTAGCTTCCAATTCTTCAATCTTCTTTTGTTGTTCCTTGATGGCTTCAATCAAGAGAGGAACTAGCTTTTCATATTGAACGGTAAGGTATTCTGTGTCTAGATTCAAATCTCTAACAAACGGTGCCACACGCACAGCTTCAGGAAGAATTGACTGCACTTGTTGAGCACTTACACCGACTTGCTGTTGGTCATTCTTGAATCCGAAAGATTTAGCGGTTTCATTTTCTGTGTAATAGTAACCGTTCAATGACATAACCTTAGCTAAAGCATTGTCAATGGTGCCAGAAAAATTCTTCAATCTTTCATCTGAATAGAAAGCAGTGATTTCACCTGTGGCACGGAATGCACCTACATTGTCAGTACCGCCTGTGGCATCCAATTTAATTGTGTCGTCAGCATCATTATCTACTTGAAGATGAAGAACTGTGCTTTCACCTGCGGATGCGTAATAATTGATTTGTGCCAAGTCACCGCTACCACCACCAGGATCAGCACCGAATTTGATGCCGTTGGATGTTGTGGAACCATTTGATACAGTCAATACACCTGTTGAAGTCATGTTGGCAAATGTCACATTGGAACCAGTTCCAACTGCCTGACCGATACTAACTGCCGTACCAGACACCGACACACCTGTACCTGCTGTGACCACAGTGATGTCAGCAGAACCATTGAATGAAACACCTTGAATGTTTCTTGCTGTTTGTAATGTGGTGGCTGTGGTGGCGTTGCCTGACAACGCGGCGGTGACAGTGCCTGCTGAGAAATTACCAGAAGCATCACGGGCTACAATTGTTGACCCTGTGTTAGCATTTGTGGCATTACTTGTAACAGTGTATGTAGCTGTTTCTCCTGACCCTGAAACTGACAAACCAGTGCCTGACACTGCAACAGCAGCCACATAATCACCTGTGGTGTCCGTTCCCAATGCTACACTATTGGCTGCAATAGTTGTGGCAACAGAAATGTTTCCTGAACCATCAAATGATGCTGAGGTTCCAGTAACATCACCCGTCAAACTTAATGTTCTGCCAGTTGCCCAAGCTGAGGCAGTTGAGGCATTACCACTCAATGCTGCTGTAATGGTACCTGCCGTGAAGTTACCAGAAGCATCACGGGCCACTATGGTGGATGCTGTGTTGGCATTGGTGGCATTGCTGGTGACTGTGAAAGTGGCCGCTGCTGAACCATTGTATGTTTGAGAACCTGACAAGCCCGTGCCAGACACAGCCATGGTCAATGTATCAAGATTGGTGCCTAGTGCCTTGCCTGAAATGGTGCTATTGGTCAAAGCGGCGTTGGCAATGATTGCTCAGAGTGTTGTTACTACCACTGATGGTCTTGTTGGTAAGTGTTTGAGTGCCAGTGGTGGTTACCAATGGAATTTCAGAACCAGTTATACCTGCCATCCATAAGTCATTGGTTTCATCCCAAGTCACACTGGCATTGGTGGATGTACCACGTTCCACTTCAATACCTGCGTTCTTGTGAAGGTGTGCCAGCTTCATCGCTGTTCAACACAATGATGTTGTCACCAATGCTTACAGTGTTGCTGTTCACAGTGGTGGTGGTGCCGTTCACAATCAAATTTCCACTCAAGGTTAAATCAGCAGCGTTCACAGTGCCTGTGAAGGTTGGGCTGGCTGAGAACACCAAGCTGCCTGAACCTGTTTCATCAGAAATCACACCTGCCAGTTCAGCAGATGTGGTGGCGGCAAATACACTCAGCTTGTTGGCAGTGTAGGCTACAGTACCACCAGTACCAAATGCCACTGAACTGGAATCCGTACCAGTGAGTGTAAGTGTGTTGTTGGCAGTCAAAGTCTTGCCTTCAGCAATAGTCAACGTGGAGCCTGTGGCAGGTGCCGTGATGGCTACTTTGTTGATGCTGGTGGCTGATGCCACACCCAACGTAGGTGTGGTCATGGTGGGACTTGTCAACGTCTTGTTGGTGAGTGTTTCCGTTCCAGTTAAGGTAACGAAATTGTCATCACTTAAAGCGGTATTGAATTCAGCCACAGTACCTGTCAAGGTGTTGGTGGTGAGACTGATGCTCTTGTTGGTGAAGGTGTCAGTTGTGGCCCGACCCACCAAGGTGTCAGTTGTTGTGGGCAGAGTCAACGTACCTGTGTTGCTGATGCTTGAGATGACAGGCGTGGTTAATGTCTTGTTGGTGAGTGTTTCAGAACCAGTCAATGTGACAAAGTTATCATCACTCAATGCTGTGTTGAATTCTGCCACCGTACCTGTCAAGGTGTTGGTGGTAAGACTGATGCTTTTATTTGTTAAAGTATCAGTTGTGGCACGCCCCACCAATGTGTCAGTGGCATCTGGCAACGTCAATGTTCTGTCAGCAGTAGGGTCTGTGACAGTCAAGGTGGTTTCAAAATCGTTGGCAGTGGCACCTTCAAACACAACACTGGCATCATTCAATGTCAATCCAGTTACAACTGGACTGGTTAACGTTTTGTTGGTGAGAGTTTCAGAACCGGCAAGTGAGGCAAAATCAGCATCAGTAACGGCTGTATTGAATTCTGCCAATGTGCCTGATACAGTATTGCTACCAAGAGCAATAGTTTTGTTTGTTAGTGTTTGTGAGTCAGAAGTACCCACCACAGTTCCAGTTGGGATGGCTTTTTGTGAAGCAGAACCATCAATATAACCAGAAGCATTTGAAAGAACAAAACTGGAGGCTGCGATACCACTTACCGTGTTGTCATCAACTGAAATGGTCTTGTTGGTTAATGTTTCTGAACCAGCTATAGAAGCTAAATTGGCATCTGTGACAGCAGTATTGAATTCTGCCAATGTACCAGTCACGGTGTTGGTGGTGAGGCTGATGCTCTTGTTTGTTAGAGTATCAGTTGTGGCCTTACCAACTAGTGTGTCCGTGGCATTAGGTAATGTTAATGTTCTGTCGGCTGTGGGGTCTGTGACTGTGAGCGTGGTTTCAAAATCGTTGGCTGTGGTGCCTTCAAACACAACGCTGGCATCTGAAAGGTAAAGACCGCTCACACTTGGTGAGGTGATGGTCTTGTTGGTAAGCGTTTCTGTGCCTGCCAATGTGGCAAAATCTGCGTCTGTCAGAGCTGTGTTGAACTCTGAGATGCTACCAGACACGGTGTTGCTACCCAAGGCAATGGTTTTACTGGATAGAGTTTGTGTGTCTGAGGTGCCCACCACAGTTCCAGTTGGGATGACTTTTTGTGAGGCAGCACCATCAATGTTGCCTGAGGCATCAGACAAAACGAAGCTGGAAGCAGCGATACCACTGACTGTGTTGTTATCAACTGAAATGGTCTTGTTGGTCAATGTGTCAGTTGTGGCCCGACCCACCAATGTGTCAGTTGATGTAGGTAGAGTCAATGTACCTGTATTAGTAATACTGCTGATGACAGGTGTGGTTAGTGTTTTGTTGGTGAGTGTTTCTGCACCTGTGAGTGTCGCAAAATTATCATCAGTCAAAGCAGAGTTGAACTCAGCCACCGTGCCAGACACAGTGTTGCTACCAAGAGCAATGGTTTTGTTGGATAGTGTTTGCGTACCTGAAGTTGTAACCAAAGGCACTTCAGCACCTGTCAACCCTGCTTGCCAGTTGTCAGAAGTTTCATTCCAAATCAAAGAGGCGTTGGTGGATGTACCACGTTCCACTTCAATGCCTGCATCTTGTGATGGGGTGCCTGCTTCATCAGCATTCAAAAGAATGGTGTTATCACCCAAAGTCACGGTGTTGGATGTGACTGAGGTGGTGGCGCCATTCACTGTCAAGTTGCCTGAGATGGTGACATCTGCACCTGACATGGTGATGGCAGTGGTGGGTGTGGCACCAGATTTGATGACCAGTTCACCGCCAGATTGTGACAAGCTACCGAATGTAGTACCACCATCCTTCAACAACACATCTGCGCCATCAGCATCCAGAACAATGTCACCGGCAGCATCCACGGTGAAGTCTGCTGACGCATTCACTTGTGCGATAGTAGGAGTTGTTAATGTCTTGTTGGTTAAAGTATCAGTTGTGGCACGACCCACCAAGGTGTCAGTTGATGTTGGCAGTGTCAGTGTGCCGCTGTTACTGATTGCTTGAGATGACTGGTGATGTTAATGTCTTGTTGGTGAGTGTTTCCGTGCCAGCCAAGGTAGCGAAATCTCCATCACTCAATGCTGTATTGAATTGAGCAATTGTACCAGACAACGTGTTGCTGGTTAGATTGATGGTCTTGTTGGTCAGTGTAACTGTTGAAGAACCAGTTATAAGAGCATGACCACCTGCTGTACTGCCATCATGTAATCTGAGGACATTCAATTGTGTATCAACACTCAATTCACCAGCAGCACCTGTGAAGCTGTTGTTTTGTGATGTTGTACCTCTTCTAAATTGCACCTGTGTTGGCATCTATATTCTCCTAAACGTTTTTACAACACACCTAAATCTTTCACGGCAAGACCGCCTGTAGGTGAGGTTAAACAGTCAAATTGTCTGTCGATAGTTTGTCCAAATGGATCCACTTCTAGAGCGGAAAAATCTTCATAATCCCCTACAGGGAACGTGATGGCAGCAATGGAAGCTTCCACAGTGCTGACATCAGCAAAATTGGCAACAGTTACAATTGAACCAGCACTATTACGAACGTAAATCAGTTGGTCGGCAGTGTTGATTGCCAATTCACCAACAGCTATGTCACTAGTAGTAGGTATACTATTCGCAACATCACTTCTTTTTGGTTTGATTATTGTTGCCATGTGCTATTATTTGGCTCAGGGGGCGCAGGTTGTGGGACCTTGGTTTTCAATTCTTCAATCTCTTCCTGAGCCAGAGCAAGTTGCGTGGTCAACATGGTTTTATCCATGGTCAATGCTTTCACTTGCTCGGCTAAAGAAGAAATGTATTTGTTCAGAAATTTCTGTGTGTCCATGATGTAATCTCAATTATTTATTAGTATGTCCCACCATCAATTGTAGCTGTGTAAACTGGAACACCCTCAGCAGTGACACTTAAAAATTGTCCTGATGTTCCTGCTGATGTGACTTGGATGGCACTTGCTCCGTTACCATACAACACACCATTCGTGGTGAATGTTGATACACCTGTACCACCATCTGCCACACTAATGTCTGAAGAAAGTGATGAAACCGTTCCACCTTCAAGATTTGCCACCAAGGTACCAATGGTGTAACCTGTACCTGATGTGTTCACAGTTGTTGAAGGTTCTGATTGCAAATCTTTAAACAATTTGAATTTATCGCTATCTGAAGCATCCTTGAACAAACCAGCATACTTGGCGACTGAGGACACAACGTATTCTGCATAGAAACCAAGGTCCACTGTGTTGGCAGAATTGTCAGCTGCCAACTTCAACAACACATCATCCACAGACAATGTGGTGCTGTTGATGATGGTTGATGAACCATTCACAGTCAAGTTACCTGCCACAGTGACATCTGCACCTGACAATGTAAGAGCTGTAGTGCCACCTGAGGACTTGATATCATTGCCTGTTACTGTCAAGTCACCTGCCACAGTGACATCTGCACCTGATAGTGTCAGGGCTGTGGCTGATGAGGACTTGATGTCATTGCCTGTGACTGTTAAATCACCTGCCACAGCAACATCACCTGAGCCTGAGAATGTGATGGCTGTAGTGCCACCATTCATCTTGATGTCATTGCCGCCCACTGTCAAGTCACCAACCAATGCAACATCGTTGGTTAAAGAAAGTGTAACGGCTGCTGTTTCTGAACCAGAACCTGATACTGAAATTTGATTGGCTGTACCTGCCACAGTGGCAACATAGTTGCCTGTGGTATCTGTGCCTAGTGCCACTGAATCAGCAGCAATTGTTACAACACCTGTTTCTGTTACTGTGATATCACCTGAGAAACCAGCATACACATAATCAGCAACATCTTCTGCTGTAATCTTACGATTGGCTGTGGCTGAAGCATCATACACAAGGAATTCATCAGCATCAGCAAGTGTTGTGAGGGATGTGGTTCCGGTGACAGCAACCTTGGAGCCTTCCACAGAATTGATGACCACGTTACCTGATGTAACAGTGAAGTTGGTGCTATTGAATGATGCCACACCCTTGTTGCTGTCTGAGGCATCTTCTGCTGCAATGGTGATGGTGTTGTTTGTAACAGTGGTATCAATACCTTCACCGCCACTGATGGTCAATGTTTCACCTGTGTTGAATGTGTCAGAAGTTCCTGAGTCAGCAGCTAGTGTGAATGATGAGGAGGCAGGTGAAGCAAATGACAACTACACCTGAGCCGTTGGTGGTCAGAATTTGACCGTTAGTACCATCAGCAGCAGGTAGTGTCAACGTCAAGTCGCCAGCTAGTGTGTTGGGTGCCTTCAATTGCACAAAGTTGACACCATTATTAGTGCCTTCATAGAAGGTGACTTTGCCACCCACTGTGGAAGTTTCAGGTGTCAAAAAGTCATCAACAGTGTTGGTGTAGTACTTACCACCCACCTTGTCAATTACTTGTGTGGTGCCGTCTGATGCCCTGGATTCAATGTAAAGAATGGCGGCTGCACCGTTACCAGAACGGTCTTCAGCATACGCCAATTCACCTTCTGCCAGGTCACCAGTGGTGGGTGCTGTGGATCCTGTGGATCGTTTGATTTGAATTACTGTCATGAATACTTCTCCGGTTTTAGTTTACTTAGATTAGAATGTTCCGCCGTCTATGTTGCCTACGTTTGTGGTTGCTGCTTGTGCCACCCATTCTTCATTACTAGCGTCATAAACTAATGTGTAACCATCTTCCAAATCAGTAGAATTCACGTTTTTCAATTGTTCCAAATTCACAGAAGGGATGTTGATTTTTCGTACCGTGGTGTTGATGCTTGGTTGTGCAGAGGTTGTGACTTTCAGTGCCATTATCGTGTCACCTCAGGTGTTACTGTGATGATACCTTCCAGCACCCGGGTGACAGTACTACCTTCACCTGCAGGTGCCACAATTTCCACATCATACACATAACGTCCGGCTTTCAAAGCTGATGTTTGTGTGTCTGTCAACGCTATCACCAACTCACCTGTGGCAGGTGTAGGAGATGTCACGGTGAATGATGTGGAACTGTTGGCTCCATAACTTTTCCGTAGTTGCGCTCTGAGGGTGTAACCAGTTAAATTAATATCATTGCCGTTAGCATCAGCCACGGTGATTGTCAAAGAAAATGTTGTTCCTTGGTCAATCACCAAGTTGTTAACTGTAGCCATAGACATTCTCGGTCATGGGTGATTACTACAGTTATTTATAATTGTTCTGTGGTTAACCGTGATTTTCTTCGAAATAGGTTTTCAACCAGTTCCAATCCACGGTGTTTTTCAAGGCTTCCTTGTCATCCCGATGCTGTTCTGCATATGCATTCCCTTCTTTGGCGCCCTTCAGAACCCAATCTGCGTGGGGACCTTCAGCAAAAGCCAACCAACGATCCAACCAAAGATGTGAATCTTCACCGTAGCTCACGGTCAGTTTCACAGCTTCTCGAAATGATGTTCTCCAAGCT